TGTACATTAATGAATAATCAAACAAATATATAAACACAACAGTCGCCAATCTATGGCAAACAAAGTCTATATGGCAACAATTCCGCACTCGGGAATAACAAAACGGGCGTTCTTCAAAATGATCAGGGACTTCGACATCCACAAATGGACCTATGCAGTCGAACGTGGAAGAGGAGGCTACAAGCACATCCAATGCAGATTTAGGACAAACAAATCCTTCGATGAGATCAGGCACGCACTGATCTGTGGACACATCGAGGAAGCAAGCGATACTTGGGAATACGAAAAGAAAGACGGCAATTACATGACCTCAGAGGACAACCACGAAATCCTCAGGCTCAGATACGGCAAACTCAGAAAGGTTCAGAAATGGGCGCTAGATACCCTAGAATCGACGAACGACCGCGAAGTGTTAGTTTGGGTAGACTCGGAAGGAAACAGCGGTAAAACGTGGCTTACAGCCCATCTGTGGGAAAGGGGGCTTGCATGCTATTGTCCGCCGACCTTATCAACACCTAAGGAACTAATCTCATGGGTACACTCGGCATATGATCAAGAACCGTTCATCATCATCGACGTACCGCGCACATGGAAGTGGGATGACGCACTATACACCGCGATCGAAACGATCAAGGACGGACTAGTCTATGATCCGCGCTATTCCGCGCACATGCGCAATATCCGTGGGGTAAAAGTCATGTGCATGACCAACACGATGCCAAAATTGAGCAAATTGTCGGAAGATCGTTGGGTAATCTTCCGTCCAGAACACATGTTTGATCTTGCGGAAGTCCGCAACAGGGGGGGGACGCCCCCCCGGATCGGGCGGATGTAACCGCCCAAGCCCCCCCCCCGTCAGGTAAGCGGGGGAAAAGGCGGGGACCTTTAACGTAATACTATCGGTCCCCTTTACCCCCCTTTAGGGGGGTAAGATGTTTGTATCATCTTCCTGTGCGCCCTCGACATCCTGTAATGGCGCAATCATTCCATCCAAGACATCATCGGTAACGACTTCTTCAAGCGGTTCCATTAGAGCAAATGGTTTAAGCTTGACACCAGACATCTTAAGGTAAGTCATCAGCACCACCATCACCAGGTATTGAATTGGGGAAATGCCTGTAATCCAAACTAGGACCTACAGCAAGACCACTATCTCCGGCTTCAGTACGACTATATCCAATAGCCCACTTGGGAACATCCATAGGCTGACATACAGCTGGCTGAACGGATTTAGGAACACTAACCCAAACAGGATTGACCGCAACAGGCTCTTTGAAGTAAACAGTACTTTCAACGAACACCCTGTAATAGAATTTTGTCTTGAAAGCTTTCGGAAGGATGAATGTCATCAAATCAACTTCCGGCACGATCGTCAAATTATCAGGACGAGGATTGTAATCTGTCTGATCATTCTTAATCAAAGTCGTGGATGTTGGCATCCAACCAAGCTTGATCCTACCTGTCTGAATAGGAGACCTCTGAATGATCATCCTTGTTATATCTTCCTGCGACAAATCAGTAGTTGACTTCTGGGTCCAATCTGAAGGTGAAGAACCCCTCTGGAAGAAATTGATAGGATTATTAGTTGCAAGATCACCAACATTAAGAGAACCATTGAAAGGGATAGTATCCTGCGCGATCTCACCGATGTTAAAAACCAAAGGAACAGCTGACCTCTGGAAACCCTGTTGAAGCTGGAATTTATACCATCTAGGATCGAGAAGTGTAGCATAATACTCTTCCATTTTACCGATCTGACCAACATACTCGCCATTAGTTATCCTGACAAGACCTGGGTTAAACATATCCCTAGGATCTACTGTTGTTTCACCTGTCGCATAACTCAAACCTGTTGGATCCACAGGCAAAGTACTTGCAGGCACCAATTTGACTGTTACTCTTCCAAGCTTATAATATTTGTAGCACATGAACTGAGGCAAACAGCGAGCTTTGACATAATCTCCACCAGCAGTTACAGTAAATGTACTGAATTTCGTAGAATCACTACTAATATCAAAAAACTGTGTAAATTTTACTTTCATTTTACAACCTCTTACTTAATTTTCCAACTGAATACAATCCGTTCTGTGTTTCTCTATACATTCCCTTGGCGAGATCATTAAGAGAACCGAAAGTAGGCATACGAGAAGTATAAGCCGGATACTTACCAACATGTTCAAAGAAATCCTGAAGTTGTTTTTGCTGATCCTGAAATTGTTGGATTTTATCAACGTAGGGAAGGAGAGATTGCCAGGACTTGTAATCCTGTGGAGCAATTCCATCATCCAAAACATCCTGATAAGTATTAACCACATCACGAATGTTATTATATCTATCCAATACCCAATCGTTGACCTGTTTGTTTGTTTTTCCATACCAATCACCAACGTCATCAGCGAATTTCTGAACATTTTTAGCAATATCATCATACCATGCCATCAGTACCACCTACGACCATAGAACCTTCTGTTCCTACGACCATACGACTTCCTTCTGTAAAATCTCCTTTTGTACATTTCTATACCTCATTGTACACTTT